GGTATTTTATATCGAGTATATCTGTTTGTATCATCGATATGTGATTTTATAACGCCATATATTGGTGGGTCAATTGTAATTGATGGGTCATTATTTCTATAATTACATATATTTATATTAGGCTCTAAATATATTTTAGGTATATGTTGTATATTATCATTTATAAATTTTTGCAATTCAATATGTACCATTGTTTGTTGAATATAATCAATTCCTTTATAAAAATGTCCGATAAATCTTTTTTCTCCTTTGTGCAAAACCATTTGTTCTATACATAACCTCCAGAACCCCATATCACTTACTGATTGATACGCATAAAAAAATTCTGTATTATCTGTACCTAAATTTTTACTTGAACATTTAATAACATCTCTATTAGAATATGCTTGTAAATAATATTCTTGTAATTCAAATTCAAAATTATTTATTATTTTAGTTAATTTGCTCAATTTACTCTTATAATATATATATATAAATAATTTTAATCTTTTATTTAACTAATTTTTTTTGATTCTTCTAAAATCAACTCAAATTTTTGAGTTAATTTATCAAAACATTCATTCATTGAAACAATTATTGATGAAGATTCTTCTGCAACAATTTTAAATGTAATACTTTTAATAAGGAGGTCTGGTTTGGATACCCCACTTGATAAATTTGGATGTGATTGAAACTCATAATTTATAATCTCTCCCATCGTATGATCTTCCCCATCTATAATAAATAGTAATTGAGGTTCATCATTTATTAATCCTTCTTTTACTTTTGAATTGAAATATGTTTTAATATTGGATAATCGTTTTAGGATATGTTCAGATGCCTTAATAAGAATATCTATTTCAGATAATTGACCTCGACTATTCACAGTTAAATTATATTTAGAATCATCATACAATGCATAGGCATTTGATGCGGCTCTCCATATAGTATGAACTTCACCCGTTCCAAGTGCAGCAGTCATTGTGCATTTAAAACTGTCATTGGGTCTTAATTTAGTTATTAATATAGGATAATTCTTATCGTACGGTTGAGATTGTTCTCCATCAATATAATATCTAATATTATTTGTCGATACATATGATATTTGATTTGTTGTATTATGTTCATTAATATATAATTTGATATCTTTTTCTAAAGGGTGCTTTGAACGATTAGGGTCTTCATATATAATATCTTTAACATATGAATCATCTATATGAGATAGATTTAGGTCAATGTCATATATTGGTAATTGGGATAACCGTAATTGTAAATATTGAGAGTCAAATGCAGCAGAAGTATTAGATTCGATATTAATTAGTTGAGGTGGGAAAGCATAGGTTGGAATATTATTAGAGCATACTCTACTAAGAGTATTAATTATTTTAAAATTTAAATCTTCTCCAGAAAATTCTACTTCTAGACTTGAACTCTTCCATTCAGAACGTTTTGTATGGGATATTAGTTTTAGACTGATATCTAAGTTAGATGTTTTAGAAGAGACTTTAGAAGAGACTTTAGAAGAGACTTTAGAAGAGACTTTAGAAGAGGTTCCTTTAGATTTGCTCATTTTAGTATTATATTATATAAAATATATTATTTAATTAAGTATGATTATTTATTTAAATCAATTTTTTATATAAATAAACTTAATTAAATCTAATATTTTTCACATTCATTAATCCATTTGGTTAAGATTTTATAATCGATTGGATTTTCTTTTTCACATATTTTAATTTTTGTTTTATTTGAAATATCTCCTGTTCCAAAAAATAAAAAGTCATTCGTACCCGAAATCGTATGTATTTCATATTTGTTCTTTTCAATAAGAATTTTATTTATATGTGAAGAATTTATAACTAGGGAACTTAATTTGATAAAACGAGACATTTCTTATATTTAGGATATTTAATATATGAAGATATGAACATATAAAAGATAAAAAATCAATTTTTTCGTTTGAACAATATTATAATAATATAAATTTATTATAATATGATTAATTATTTATTTTATAGTTCTCGTTGTGAAAGTTCAAATCAATTTATAAGAATTATTCAAAATAAAGGATTAAAAAATATGTTTAATTTACTAACAATTGATACAATGCCACGAGAACAATTAATTAATTTAGGTATAAAATTTACACCAATGGTTGTTATTAAAGATACTAATACAAATTCACGTTATGAAGGATCTCAAGCTTTTGAATGGTTAGAAAATATTATTAGATTTAGAGAACAAAATTTAGCAAAAATTGCTGATGAAAATAGACGTAAACTTATTAAATCAAATCAAACCCAAGCGAAAGCTAATAATCAACCTCCTATAATTGCACATAGACCATTAGAAACAACCGGAGTATCTGATAATTTCTCATATGTTTCTGATGAATTACAAGATATGGCTCAACCAAAATCTTTTATGCCATATGGTTCAGATGCAGAATTTAAGATTATTACAGTTAATTCTAATGAAAATAAATTACAACCTCATGAATTAAATTCTAAATTGAAAGAATATAAAACAAAACACGAAGCTCAAACAAATCTTATTAAACAGAATGTTGAAGATCAATTAAAACAATCTTTGATAAATAATATACAAAATAAATAAATAATTTTATATAAATAATTTCATACATATATAAATAATTATTAAGATTATTACTTAATAATTATGGGACTTGGTCAAAGTGTATATTCGTCCGATGCAGTAGAAGCAGTTGATGCAGTTGATGCAGTAGAAGCAGTAGAAGCAGTAGAAGCAGTAGAAGCAGTTGATGCAGTAGAAGCAGTTGATGCAGTAGAAGCAGTAGAAGCAGAATCTCTAACCGATGAAATCATTGAAATAACTCAAAAAGATATCTCAGATAAAGAAGTCGAAGTCGAAGATAAAGAAGTCGAAGATAAAGAAGTAGAAGAAATAGTCGAAGAAAGAGTCGAAGAAGTAGTCGAAGAAGCATCCCAGTTTGAACATTTATCGTTAATTCAACAGTTAAATGTATTAATAAGTAGTGCTAATCTAAATTTATCACCACCATCCGCAACTATTTTAGATGATATACTTGAAGTTGGTCTTGATGCAATGTCCGAATATATACAATATCAAATGCCGAAGAATCATATCCACACTTTAACAATGGAACTTTGTAAAAAAATGTATAATCCATATATTGATGAACTTATAAAATATCAATCTTTGATAAACGATTACTTAAGAAGATTTGATGAAGTTTTGGTTCCCTCTTCAAGGGAAGAGATATTGAATTATATGTGGGCGAGATACGGGTACATATCTTTACGATGTAATATTCGTCATCTCGAAAATTATACTAAATCTGATAGGAATGCTTTAAAATTCCTAACACGCGTATATAAACGTATGTCCAAAATAGTAAATAATTCTTTCGATATGTCTAATTCTGAATTATTTACAACAATTACTGATTTTTTTGATTCTAAGGAAAAATATTTTGATTAGTCTTTTGCAAATTTAATTATAAATAAATCTAAATCTAAATCTAAATCTAAATCTAAATCTAAATACGATATCATAGCAATCATTATGTTAATCTAATTTTCTTAATATACATATATTGTTTAATTATTATTTTAATTGAAATAAAAATTAATATACATAATAAGCATATTGTAAAACATTTTGTATTGAGTGAATATTCAGGACTTAATATAATTGACTGAAAAATATGCGGAATAAATCTGAATATTCTGTCATATATGAAAGAACCAAAGTATAATATATTTAAATTTAATAATTGTATCTTTGATAGATTATAATTATCTAATTTTTGTAACAGAAAAGATAAATTAGATAGGATATTAGCTCGTTCTAAATACACTATACATAAATTCATAAAATATTGATTTGAATTGAAAGTGTTTAGTGACCATATAATAATAATTATTGAAATTATATGGTGAAGTACTAATTGATACGAATATAACTTTGTTTCGATTAGATTTATATATATGAGGTCCCATAGAAAGTAATATAATAGGATATATAGTGGATATGTATTCGAACTATCAAACAATATTATTACGTTCATTAATATCTGAATCAATATAGTGTATATATAATTAGCACATTCTAAATATTTACTTTGAGTATTAAAAATTAATATGAGGCTAATAATCATACTATTTAATAAAAATATTGGGACAACTGCAATACTCGAACATATTAATTCAATAAACATTTTTAATATTAAGAATATTGTATTATAATACGATAATACTAAGCTAATTAATATAATATTTTATTAAAAAATCAATTTTTTTAATAAAATTAAAATATCTTTATTAAAATACATAAACAAACATTAATAAATATATTTTAATATAAAATGTCATCTCAACCAGATCTAAAACAATTATTACAATCTAAAGAAGAACTTAAAGATTCGTTTAATAAAATATCATTAACATTATTTAATCATTTAGGTCGAAAATATCCTCATAGTTATTTTAATCAATATAATACAACTATAAATAAATTTTTTATAGAAAGATCATATGAACCAATTGCTCTATATATTAAATATGTATATTGTAATGATGCTTATCGAACTAAAATTTTAGCTGGAGATGAAACATTCTTTTTATATGAATCGTATAATGAAATAACGAATGCTGCGGATGTTGATCAGATGAAAATTTTTAATTTAAAAGATCTTTGGGGGACAATGGATGATTCTAACAGAAAAATTACCAAACAAACTTTTAAAACAATCACTGAACGTACCGAATTATATATTGAGGTATTAGCTCAGATTAATGAATTAAAAAATAAATAAAATTATATTTTTATGAAACCCCCCATTATATATCTTTTTTTTATTTGACTTAACACAGTTGCAATCATTGCAATAATATTTTTGTTCAGAACTTTCTTCATTTTTTTGGATTATAATTATAATAATTATAAATTAATATTTTTTTTTAAATTTCATTTTACATATATGTTAAATACAAGTAATGGAGCCATATATCAATTATGTGCGAATAATTCAGGTATATTTGAAGTAAATTTGAAATAAATAATCCAAATAATAATAAAATTATAAAAATAAAATTATAAAAATAAAATTATAAAAATAATATAATATAATATTATTCTATTATAATGTCATTCCAAACAAATATTGAAGATTCACGAATTAAAAAAATTATTACTTTATCTGATATACATTCAGATATTGATTCGTTAATTATTTCATTAAGAGATTGTGCAAAAGTTATTAAATATAAAAATAGAAATGCTAGACATAATTTATATAAATTTTTAAGATCGGATATTAGTCTGACAGAACAAGTAAATCTAAAGTCAGGATTAACTGCATATGACGATTCTTTGGGTTTTGAATGGATTGGTGAATCATCACACGTTGTTATTTGTGGAGATATACTTGATGGATACAGACCACCTAATAACCCATCTCAATCTAAAAATAATATAGATGATCTTGATTATCCACAAGTAGAAATAAAAATTTTAAGATTTATAAATGCATTAAATAGATTAGCCCAATCCCAACAATATGAACCCAAAGGACGTATTATTAAATTATTAGGAAATCATGAATTAATGAATATGGATATATCATTTTACAATCCAAAAAATCAACAAATTCTATCAAAAACATTTCAAACAAACTATATTTCAGAAAAAGCAAAATTGATGGATCCGTATTATACAGATTTTGCAGTAAATCCGCCAAGACTTTACAAACGAGAAAATATATTTAAGATTGGAAATTATGGTTTTAATTTATTATTTGAAGGTGGCTGTGGTTTATTAGTTAAAATAAATAATACAATATGTGTACATGGAAGATTAACACATAAACCATATTCATATTTTGATAGATGTAATCAATTTATTATGTCAAATAGAAATTATATGGAATGGGGTGCACATCCCGAATTAATAGATTTTTTTTATGATACTTCAAGTTTTAATACTATAAGAGATTATCCAGTACGTGCAAATTTTACTCCAGAACAAAAAAAGGATATCGTATTTAGCCCCTTATGGGATAGAATAAATGATGATACTGAAATTGATAAGAGAATAAGTGGTCAAAAAGATAAACATGGTTTTACTAAGGATACATATTGTGAGGATAGAAAAGCAAATTTAACTGTATTTCTTTCTGATTTAAAAGTACAATTCCCTGCAATTTATCCATCTGATGTATCAGAACTCGTTGAAAAATCCCGTATTGTTGTTGGTCATTGTCCTCAAAATTATTCATCGTGGTTTGCTACAAGTAATACTACTTTTAAAACGCAAATAGCAGAAGATGCTGAATCAAATACATTTGGTCAAACTATATATACAGGTAAAGCAAATTTCGATGTAAATGTTTCAAATGACCCATTGAACCCAGGTCAAGATAAAAATATTGTATTTGGCATCTCAATGGAATGTCCTAAACCAAATAATATACCAGACTCGTATATGTATCACGTAGATGTTGGAGCGTCAAGAGCATTCGACCAAGATGATGCAATGAATCAGGTTCGTGATAAAAAAACCGAACAACAATTGTTTGGTTCACGAACACCACAAGTATTGGTCGTTAATAGAAATCCAGACATGACTGAAACAGTCACCATTATAAAATCAAAAATTAAAAATACTAGAAAATTCCAACGAAGAAATAGGTATGAAAAATATATTGATGTTAATAATTTGAATGAACTATCGTATGATGCACCTGCTAATACTGAATATTATGAATATGCATTAAAATATTTGAAATATAAAAATAAATATCTTAATCTTAAAAAATATTTTAATTAAATATATATTTAAATATAATCTACATATTTAAATATATTATAAAATGAGTGATAATCCTAATCAAAATACGATGACAGAAATGACAGATACTACAGATACTACTAAAACTACTAAAACTACTAAAACTGCATCTGACCAATTTTTATTTCTCAATCAAAGTTATTTTGTATATGCTGTAGTAAATATTGTTACGATGCTCAAAGCAAAATCACTCTCTATGCAAGAGGAAAATAAAGTCCCTCCTGCTAAAACAGACCTTTATAAAAAGTTAGTTGCAACCTGCACTGATATTATCGCCGAATATAAAACAACACCCGATGCAAATACTACGTCGAATACTACGTCGAATACTCCTTCTCAATCCGATACAAGTTCAGTAGATCAGGTTAAGATTATTAAAAAATGTTTCTATGTATTAAAAGATAATTTAGAGTTAATCAAATCAAAGAGTCCTGATTTATTCAAAGTACGCAATGAATTAAATAAGATTACTACAATTATCCCCGGAGTAAATATTAATCTTCTCTATGAGTTTCTTGATGAACTTGAACAAAAATTATTATGGACAAATATTTATACCCTCTTCATTAGTTCAGTCTCAATGGTTTATGCTAATACCCCCGAATCCAGACATAAAGTAGAAATTACTGAGATGGTTGAATATTGCCGTAAAGATATTGCATCATCATCTTCTATAACGAATGTATTCATGGGATTATGCACGAACAATGCAGAAATTAATATGGATAGTCTTATGTCGAATGATATTATTATTCCAGGAACTGAAGCAAATAGTGGTTTATTAGGTTCTTTAGGAATTGATAAATTAATGAATCTAAATAATTTATCGGAGGAAATTAAAAAGTTCTCTGATGATGATGTGACGGAGACAGTTAATACTCTGGGAGAGTTATTAGGAAATGATTCAGATGTTAAGGATGTTTGTGCGACAATGGTCAAGTCAGTAATTGATGATCTTAAAGTGAATGGGATTGAAAATATGTTCGACATTGCCCAACGTGTTAGTTCAAAACTTGGAGGATTAATTGATCCTGCAAAAATGGCAAAAACCGCACACAAAATGGGAGACCTTATGACGAATAATAGTGATAAGATTAAAGAATTAAAAGATGAAAATGGAAATCCGATTGGGGATCAATTTTTGAAACAATTCCAATCGACATTAGATGCAGCTAAGAGGATGTCCGGAGCAAAGGCATAAGATATAAGATAAAGTATTAAGCTTTTTATTGTGATTAAATATTATTTATACAAATATTCTCATCTAGATGTTTTTCTATTTTACAAGCTGGTGCTTTGCAAGACTGATTATTCTTTAAGAACGGTTGATTCTGATCCAAACAATTTGTCAAATATAATAATCTATTTTTAGAATCTATTGATATAAAAATGTATTGTACCTCATTAGGTTTGACACCTTCATCTTGAAGTATTTCAAATTTATAATTCATTTTATCATTATAAGTTTCAATACCTATATATTTGACTAAGGTATTAATTCTATTGTGTTTTCTTCCTTTATAATAATAAATACGATTTTTTTCTAAGTTAGAATAATCTATAAATGAAGATAGAAATTCAGGTTTATTCACACATTTATTACTAATCCATGAACACTCTTTATTTACACATTGATTCTGTTTATTTATTTTACTACATGGGGCATATGGGGCATATGGATTTGGAAATAAAGGTTCATACAATGGATTTGGAGATAAAGTTTCATACAATGGATTTGGAAATAAAGTAAGGGGTGAAGTAGGTTGGGGTAAAGTAGATTGACTTGTAGGGTTAATTTGATCCCAATTTATATTTGTAATATCTGTAGTTGGATTTGTACATATTTCTTTAATAGTATTATTATTATTATTTCTTTGTGAAAAATATTTACAAGGGGATTTACACTTAGTTTCAATATCATTTGGAAAAATATTATTAATATCGACACAATTTGGCTCACATGTATTATTATTAACTATACAATTATTTTGTATGCATTCTTCTGTCCATTTGTTTTTTCTAAATATATTTAAGGTTTTAGGTTTTATAATCAAATTACAATGTCTGAAACATTTTTTTTCAGAAGGATCCCATTTACATATTTTTGGGTTTCGATTACACTCTATCAATTTACTATCCGGATTTTTATCTATTTTTGAACATGAAACCTCTACTTCCTCTACCCCTCCCGTTAAATAATACATAACCTTATCTAAATATCTTTCTTCAGATGTTGCTTTGTACTTTCCAAGATATTTTTGTAATTTATATGAATTATTTTTAATACTCATTATATATTATAATTTTATAAAAAAATAAATTATTGCGATTTAAAGTTTATAATATAATAATTTTATATTATAAATATGAATATATGGGAAGTTGTATGTGTAAAAGACTTATCAAAGATTTTAAAAGAATCGTCCAATAAATTTGTAATTGTAGGATTAGTCTTAGATTCAACTGAAAAAAAATTACAATCTTTTATTAAAAAATTTCTCAAAGAAAAATCTCAATCATATCCAAATATGACATTTGTTTTTTATAAAGTATCCAAAAAAGATTTTAATAAAATCTCCCTAATAAGCGATGTTCCCGATGAATATCCAATTATGTATTCGATATTTGATTCAGAGAATGTATTTGTAAAAGTTAATCACGCTGAACCATCAACTATATTAGAGGCATATAATGCAGTAAAATCATATTATGATGATGACCTTGTCAAATATCAAGAAGCAAAATTGGAGACAAAAAAATCTGATTCAGATGCAGAAGTTGCTAAACAATCTATGCAATCTAAACAATCTATGCAATCTACGCAACCTTCGCAATCTACGCAACCTGATATATCAGAAATTGCTGCTCCTTCAATGTCTCAAGCAGAATTAATGGAAGCTCAACAAAAACTTATGGAAAAAATATTATGCCTGGAAACCAAAACAAAAGAATATAATCTATCTTTATTAGAAGATATCAAACAACGTAAAAAAAGCGAATCCCTGCTTAAAAATAAATCTTAATCAAACTTAAATCAATCTTAAATCAATCTTAAATCAAACTTAAATCAATCTTAAATCAAAATGAAAAAAAATATTATTTATATAATATATAATGAATAATCAAAAAATATGGATTGAAAATCCAAAAATATTAATAAATAATTATCTAACATTTATTCCTACTCGTACAATGTCAAGAGTTACACAAATAAATGTGATTACTCAATTATTAATATATATATTTATAATAACATTAATTTTTGGTATAAATACAACATTAATAAATATAATAATATTTGGTCTAATATTTGTTCTCATTATTATATACTATGCTAAATATGCAGCTGACTCAGAATCAGGATCTGGGTCTGAGGATATGATTCCTGATATAACGTTAGAGGGTGGGTATTATGATTCAGATAATCAATTACATATGGGAGGATTTTATTCAGAAAAAAATAAACCACCTAATCATATTTCAAGGACTGCAAAAGAAATGGCACAATATTATAAAGATTCGCAAAGAAAACCAACCCCAGATAATCCATTTATGAATCCGATATTTTCAGACTATAATACGGAAAATATTCCCACTCCGTCAAATGCAGATGATGAAGATATAAAAGAAGAAATAACCAAAACATTTGATGAAAATTTATTTAAAGATTTAGATGATGTTTTTTCTGTTAAGAATTCTCAAAGAATATTCTATTCAGTTCCAGGTGGCGCCGTACCAAATGATCAGGATAAATTTGCTAAATGGTGTTTTGCCTTACCAACAACTTGTAAAGAAGATTCTCTAAGTTGTTATAAAAATATTCATGAAGATCTTAGATATTCTTCTCAATACAAATATAATTAAATATGTTTTATCAAAGTTTATCCAACTGAGTAAAATTTTTCTAACTGAGTAAAATTTTTCTAACTGAGTAAAATTTTTCTAACTGAGTAAAATTTTTCTAACTGAGTAAAATTTATATAATAAATAACGATTATTTATTATATATGTGGAGTAATATTGGTGCAGAAAATATTGATAAAATAGATACAATCAAATATCGTACTGAAAAAAATAAATTACATTCAGATTCAAATATTCGATTAAAGACAAGGGAGGCTACTAATTATGAAATAAAAAATAATCCTAATACCCTTGTGAATCGTTTATCCATTGATCGGGATGAATTTTTTAAACAATCTAAATTTGATGATGATGATGATGGTCCAATGTGTACAACATCATTTTCTAAGGAAGATACTATGTTTAGAGGATTACCCGCTAGGTCTGAATTTAATATCAAACAAAATAGATTTAAACAAAATGTTCCTATTGATCTGAACGTATCTGCATCGAATAATGGCGTAACTAGTATTGCAGAATATGATCCAACGTTATCAAGGGGAGGTTTTTCAACATTATCTGAATCAACGCTCCTAACACACTCATTACAAGATGATGTGATATGTGCAAATTTAGTAAATGATAATAGTTTAAAAATATTTACTAGTTTATTACAAACAATTAGAATGCCTTTCGTAATAAATGGATTGAGTCTAGTACAAATATTTGCATCCCTATATATCGGTTCAAATGGGAATACTACAATTGAATTAAAAAATTATTTTAATCTCCCTCATAAAAATATCTTAATGAATGGCTTTGAAAAAATTTCTCAGTGTACTCCGCCGAGCCTTGGGAATTGTACATTATTTAATCAAGAGATAACGTTCAATCAGGATTATTGTAAAAAAGTTTCTTTCTTATCAAAATTTAGAAAAATTAATTGTAATAATGTTTTAAGTGAAACTATTAATCTTAATAAAATTATATCTACATCAAATCCAAATATTAAAAAAATAATATCTTCATCAAAATTAAAAAATCTTAATGTATTATTATTAACATTTGGTATATTAAATCCAACATTATTATTAAATACATATCTTATTGAACAAAGTACGTTTAAAAGTGTATTCTATGGAGATATCCTACACAAATATTTATCGATATCTAATCAATTATTCGGGTACGTTCAAAATAAATCATTTGAGATATTAGAAATGATGACCGAGGAAAAAACAATTGTTGGATTTGTTAAAACTAATTTTAATGCAGAATTAAATAAACAAGCCTTGCTAGAATCTATCTCAGAATTAAAGCCAACCCTATTTAAATCGGTTAAAATACCTATTTTTAATGTTAGAACTAAATTAAAATTAAAAAATCTATTAATCCAATCAAATGTACAAACTATTTTTAAAGATCTTAATGTGCCTGAATTGTTTAGGACTAGAACTTCTTTGGATGATATTTTACAAAATTTTGAATTTGATATCGGAACTAAAATCGGAGTACAAACTTCAAAGCACGAGGCTTTTACAAATTCAAAAAATTTCATTATTGATTCATCATTTTTATATTATGTTAAGATTCCTAAAATAAATCTTATTATTATGGTGGGTATCTATTAAAAAGTTGAAATATATATTATATGATAATCTATATTATATGATAATCTATATTATATGATAATCTATATTATATGATAATCTATATTATATGATAATCTATATTATATGATATAAGTTTAATCTATATTAGAATCTTCTTCATAAGATGTTGCCAACTGAAGATATTATTGCGTTCATGTCTCATGTATTATCAGCCGGATTTATTGGATTTTGGGTATTACTTACGATGTCTTGGATCATACATATCGGCGAACAAAATCAAGCAATGGCGAATCCCCAAGTTCCAACTGAAAATCTAACTGAAAATCTAACTGAAAATCTAACTGAAAATCTAACTGAAAATCTAACTGAAAATCTAACTGAAAATCTAACTGAAAATCTAACTGAAAATCTAACTGAAA